GGCGCGGATTTTTTGCCATACGCTGCAGAGGTAACGCTGCGTGTCTGCCGGGCTGGCGCCATTCCATTTACGGTTACGGTGCCCGGTCTTGATAGTGGCGTGATAACTGGACGGGGCGGTCAGGGTATAGAACTCACCTACAAACCCCATTTCATTGCAGATATTTTCAAACCCGCGAATACGAGTCATCAGCTCGCAACGACGGATCGCCGGATTAGCCACACTGCCGTCGTATTTCTCGATCAGGCTGATGCGGTTTCCTTCTTCGTCTTCCAGCTCCATGCCCTTGAGAAATTCGCGAGTGCGGCGTTTCTGTTCGCGCCACTCAATAACGGTCATAGAGCTGGCGTAAGGGGTATGCTTTTTGCTGACGTTAGCCAGGGCAATTTGCAGATGCTCACGCCATGAGGCAGCTACGCGACGCAGGCGCCCTTTCCACCACTTTTCGTTTTGCATGCGCATGATGGCCGGGGCAACGTCTTCCGGGCAAAACAGACGGGAGGTAACCTTATCCCACAGCGGCGGCATCTGGCCCAGCTCGCGCGTGATAGCGGCGGCGGTCATATAAATGCGGTGGGTGTATTTATAATCTGATTCGTCACGGGCCTGACCATGCGCCTGCGCCATTTCGGCCAGAATAAAGCTGGCAATATCACTAGCCAGCAGATCAACATCGGCACGGGCCATATCAGGCAGACGGTTAAAGCGCCTCATAAGCTCCCACAGCGTACCGGCCGCACTGGCCGCGCCAGCCTCTTTAGGGGCGTTGCCTACCAGCAGATTAAACGTGCCGGCATTCATTTCACCGAGGCGGTACTGCTCATTCACGCATTCAACGCGTGGCAATGTGCGCTCAACAAAGGTTTTTGTTAAGTACGCATTGGCACGGGCAATGCCCTGGGTCTTTTCCAGCTCGCTGACGCGGCGCTTAACGTCGAGCTGGATCAGCGTCGGCTGCTTTTCCAGTAGATCCTGGGCACGCGCCAAAGCCGCAATCATCTGACTGCGGCTGTGCATTTCCTCATAGGTGAGATAAGGGCTGGCGATGGCTTCCCGTGGAGCGTTCCACGGGTAAGCGTATTCCTGAATCATTGGGACGCCACTTCTGCAGACCAGTCAGCACCTGCTGCCGGATCAAAGCCATACCATGCAGGCTCGGCTGCTGGATGGCGCACGGCAATGATTTCCGATGCGCGCTTGCCTTCGCCGGCAGCAACCCCGACCGAGCGAGCTACGCTGATGTTTGTAATATCGAAATCGCGCAGGATGCTGCGGGTGTAAAGGGTATCGCTGTTCGAAACCATAACCGAACAGCGCTCCGAGACATCAAGCAGCATACTGACCAGGGCGTAATGCTCATCCTTATCAAAGCCTGCGGCGTGGTAGTCCGAAAACGTCCCGTCATACGGCGGATCGCAGTACACCACATCCCCGTTTTTAACGATGCGCAACGTCTCGCGGAAATCTGCGCAGATGAACGTCGCGCGCTGCGCCTTTTCCGCAAACGCCTCAATCTCAGCCAGCGGGAAATAAGGTTTTGAATAATTGCCGAATGGGATATTAAATTCACCTCGGCGGTTGTAACGGCAAAGGCCACGATAACCATGGCGGTTCAGATAGAGAAAGTGCGCAGCACGCTCCAGCAAAGGCAGCGCGGGGTTGTGGTTAAACGCCTCACGAACAGCGTAATAACATTCGGCAGTAGTGTTTTGGTTGAACAGGCTGGCCGCCACAACGATAAAGGGACGAGTATGTTCTTTTATCTGACGGTACAGGTTAATCAGATCAGGGTTGATATCTGCAACCAGATAAGCCTGGTAATCGGTGTTCATCATCACCGCGCAGGAACCGGCGAAAGGCTCGACAAGGCGATCACCTTCTGGCAGGTGAGCCAGTAGCTCCGGCATTACGCGGGACTTGTTGCCCGCCCACTTCAAGATCGTATTCATGCCGCACCGCCTTTTGATACTTTTGTGTACCGCTCGGCCATGTCCTGACAGCTGACACAGCGAGTAACGCCACGCACAGCACGGCGACGCTGTTCGGGAATTGGTGCGTCGCAGTCTTCACAGAATGAAGCCGATACGCTGACCGGACGGTTGACCACGTTGGCGATGTTGCGTGCCAGCAGCTCGTTGGCGCGCTGCTGCGCCATGTCGATTAAATCGGCCATCAGTGCAGCTCCTGGGATTCGTTTTGGTAACGTTGAGCTTCACGACGGATCAGCTCAGCCGCTTCAACGCCATTCAGCCCTTGCTGATGGATATGCTCGGCTATTTCAGCGAGACGCTCAGAAACAACCTGCGCGCGCCCTTTGCGCTCATCCATACGTGCGCTATTTAACAAAGCCGTCATGGACTCCACATCATCTTTATATTTATGGCTTTCAATATTTCGCATTAATCTCTCTCCAGTTTTCAGGCAAAAGAATGCCCGACGGGTTTACGTCTTTAATTAACTCAGGTGTATTTAATCGGGGATAAAACAATCGGCCGTTGAAAATTGACGCGGCAATATTCGTCCCCATCGAGATAACTTGTTCATTGCGGTAATAATTTTCTCGCGGCGACGTTCGTCGAAATATTCAAACGGCTTTCCGACTTCATCCGCCTTAAATGAGCCTGGCGCCTCACGGTTTGCCAGCGTCAACACGCAGAATTTAAAATCTTCGTTCTGGCGGTTGAAATAGTTCAAAGCGGGATTGCTATTTGCTTTGCGCATCTGCCGCCACGTTTTCCGAAACTCATCAAACGTCATTGTTTCGACTTTATCCGCGCGGGCATGTACCAGACGAATTTCGGTAAAACGTGCCGGTGCGGTTTTTTCTGTTACAGCGAGTGCAAGATTATTCATACCAACCACCTATGAAACTTTTGAGGCGACCAATCATGCCTGGGCGCTTCGTTGATAATGCGCGCAGCAACTGCTGCTGATCGTTGCTGGGATGCCAGCGTGTGCCGTCATTTCCCATAATCCAGCCATGACCATAAGATGGTGACTGGCTCTGCCGCTTAAGGAGCGGTGCGACTGAAAATGACATGGTCACCTCAACTAAAGCCGACAGATGCGCCGATGCCCGCAAAAGCATCAACCGTGCTTGCCAATGTTGGGTTGGCATGGATGCGCGAATGAACAGCAATGCCAATCAGAGACATATAGCGAATACCGGCATTAACACTTTCTACCAAAGAGCTTTTACTCTCTGCTGTCATGTGCTGACCCGATACAGCTGCTGCTGCAACCTTGCCAATCTCAGCTGTCGCTTTCAGGACGTATTGAGAAACTCGCTCTGCTTTAGCCTCATTGAGCGGTACGGCTGGACCACAATTCATTTGCGCCAATAAACCATCGATTAAAGTTGGGTCTTCTGTTACGTCAGTAATGACAATAATTTCCATTCCGGTGAGCTGATGTACCTGATCCGGATTCAGCTTGTTGCGCAGTGTTTGCTCATGCATGCCAATTTTGCGGGCGAGCTTTGCGATGTTGTGGCTTTTTCCGAAATTTCTGCATGCATCATCAAAATGCGATTGTATGGAAACCTGATAATCAAACATGACTTACTCATCCTGAGTGAATTAAATTGCTTGAAAGTTAATGGAAACGTTACTTTCGCTAAGTGCTTGAATAGTCAAAGCTGCCATGTTGATTTCGACCGAAGCTTTAGGCTTGTCTCCTTTACCCTTAATCGGCAGACGGCCGTCGCGAATCATGTCCCGAGCCGTACCCATAGGGGTTCCAGTGCGACGGCAATACTCAGCTAAAGGCAGGTAAGGCTCTGTTATGGCAATTGTAATGTTAGGTCTCATAAGGCATCATCTCCGCTTAACTTAACGTCAGTAACATCCAACAACGTTCATCACGGACAGATACTAGATCACTATTAGTTAGTATCGCAAGGAGTTTAATTCAATGTTAGTTAGCCAACTAGACGGGAAAAAGGGAGCCGTACTGGATAGAATCGTGCAAGCTTATGGTTTTGAAAGAAAATCCCAGTACGCTGAACAGGTAGGATTAAGCTCTAGTAATTTAGCTATGCGCTATCGTCGAGACGCCTTTCCTGCGGATCTTGTTGTTCAGGCACTGATTGACACCGATGCGAGCCTGGAATGGCTGATTAACGGCAAGGGTGAGCCACCTGCCAAAGCAAACGTAAAAACAATAGCGCAGTCATCAAAAAAACCTATCGATGGGGAACAAATAACCCTTGAGAGACTAACAATTGATAAGTCAGAGCTGAAACATAACGGTGAGTTAGTTTTTGATAGCCTCTTCTTTGGTGACTCTTATCACCTTGATAGTGACTTAATCGTGGTTCAGTCAGGCAAAACTCAGTACATAGTTGACCGCCATTACACTTCCGTTGCAGACGGTAAGTGGTTGGTTAGCATTGAAGGTTCAACAAGTATCAGGAACCTTAGCCGAATCCCTGTAGGCCGCGTAAGGGTTACTGGAGGTGAAACAGATTTTGAATGTTCTGTAGACGATATTGCCGTAATTGGTGCTGTAGTGATGGTTTGCGAGTAAGAAGCCAATGCCAGTAAGAAAGTTAGCTAATGGTAAATGGTGCGCGGATTTTTACCCTTTAGGGCGAGACGCAGGAAAGCGAGTTAGGAAACTATTTGCCACGAAAGGTGAGGCTTTAGCCTTCGAGAAATTCGCTTTTGACCCTGACAGAAATAAAGAATGGCTACAAAACAAGGAAGATGACAGATCACTCGCTCAACTGGTAGACGCTTGGTATTTAGCACACGGCATTACATTAGGTGATGGTAAAAAGCGTCTTGAGTCCATGATGTACGCTTGCGATTGCATGGGGCAACCGACTGCGACTGAGTTTAGTGCGGAGCTTTTTTCAAAATACAGACAACAACGTCTCGCGGGTACGTTCTCACGTACAGACCGAATAAAGCAAGTTTCTCCCAGGACGGTAAATCTGGAGCTTAGCTATTTCAAAGCCGTATTCAACGAGCTACGCCGTCTTGGACAATGGAAAAATGACAACCCATTAAGCCACCTTCGCCCGTTCCGTATTGGTGAGGCTGAAATGGCTTTCTTGTCACACGATGATATTGACCGTTTGTTATTGGAATGCGAAAACAGCAGCAATGAATCCCTTATAAATGTGGTTAAGCTTTGCCTGATGACAGGCGCTCGCTGGTCAGAAGCTGAGAGTCTAACAAGATCTCAACTCAACGCAGGTAAAGTTACGTTTATCAAAACAAAAGGGAAAAGAAATCGCACGGTGCCGATAGATATGGCCTTTTATGAGTTACTCATAGAGGGCAGTAACAATACAATTTTTTCACCCTGTTATACCGCATTCCGAACCGCTCTTAAACGCACAGGTATCACTCTCCCAGCAGGCCAACTTTCCCATGTGTTACGACATACGTTTGCCAGTCATTTCATGATGAACGGCGGAAACATCCTGGTGCTACAGCGCATCCTCGGTCATACCGATATAAAAATGACAATGCGTTACGCTCATTTTTCTCCTGAGCATCTGGAGGATGCATTAAGACTTAACCCGCTGTCGCGCAGAGTGTCGCAATAATGTCGCATTAGATTATCAACCATCAACAACCATCAATAACATTCGGCTTTTAAGTTATTGTTTACATTGCTAACTTACTGTTTTAAAACGTTTTAGCAACGGCCTCATAATCGCTTGGTCGTTGGTTCAAACCCAACAGGGGCCACCAAATTTTAGCTGTTAAATCAGCGCGTTAAAGCCACCTTTCGAGGTGGTTTTTTCTTTTCGTACTGCCCAGTGACCCTTTTTTGCCCCAGTGTTGCGTAAGTTTTCCGATAGCAGCCTGAAATACTCCCGTTCTTCGTGATTTTCTCGGCTGGCTAACAATATTTTCGCTTCGCAACAGATTTCAGTTTCACCAGCACGTGAAAGCCGCGCCGCGCCACGCCTGCCATCCTTTCAGATCGTCCGGCGGCCTCACACAATTCAGCTCCAAGTAAAATTAACTTTCCCATATAAATCATTAAATTAATTTCCCAGCAGTCCAAAGGCGATCCGGTTTACTGAAAAAAGTGAAATTTATTTCACACATTACAGTTGCGGTTTTTCAGCAGGAAGCCCGGCGGCGCGGGCTGATGGGGGCGTTTTGTAAAAAAGAAAACTAAAATAATTTTTCTGATGCAAAACCCGCAGGCGGATGCGGTGTAGCGCCGATTTGATGAGCGAAGCAATTATTTTTCCGGTGCAATAATATATCCTGCGCCACTCTGGGCGCGTGATC